AGATCAATTGAAACAATGGGATCAATATCCACTAATACACTTCCTAGATGTCAAAAAAGACAACATGTTGGGGGCAAATCTCCATTATATCAAAACAAACTCCCGATTAAGTGCGATAAATAATAAAAAGTTTCCTGCGTCTACGCTACACTACTATATACCGAAAAGAGCTGAGGCTATTTTCTTTGAGATTAAAGAAAGCGAAGTACAATTGTTAAGCCAACTGCCACTTGAGAAATTCCATAGAAATAGATGACAACTCATAGTTATCCAGCTACGATCAATCAAATTCCTTATGCTTCTTTTTTAGAGATAAAAAGGTGGAGTTATGATAAAGCTCAATCGGAGGTAATGAAGAATCAAAAAGATGCTTCAGGACTACTAGCAAATAGTTCATTTCAGCCGGCTGAAGCAGTTGAGAACTTCCTGGCCAATAATGTAGGAAAAGATATTGTCTCAAGTAAAACTTCTAGCACTGAAGATCAAATAAGAGATGTCCTTAGGAAGGAGATGGTTGATGAGGCGAATGCGACAGCTCAAGATGCAATCAATGCACAGAAAGAAGATAGCGACTGGTCTTTCGCACGAGACGAAGAAGTTAGAAATGCTAGATTAGAGGCTGAATCTTTTAGAAAAAATCTTAGTGATGATCAAATTAATGAAAGACTGAATGGAACTGAATGGGCAAAAGATGCATTAGATGCTGAACAGGAAAGAGAAGAAGAATTTAGAAGACAACAAGCTGGTCTAGTTAATATAATTGATGGAAAACCAGATTCATGCAATCTAGCACTTCCCAATGAATTCCAATATGGATATGGTGCAGACTGGAGTAATACTTTCAAACTGGGTACACTAGCTTTATTAGCAGAAAATCCAGGAGCTGCAGCGGCACTTGCTGGTGGTGCAGGACTAACAAACATGTTAGGTACTTTTGCAACTATGGCTACCTCAGGTTCAACCACTGGTGATCTTGGTAAAGCTTTTGGTGGTGGTGTAAAATGGGCTACAGATCCATTTAGTGTAGGGACAAAGTTAAATCTAACAAATTTTGCTGCAGCAGCTGGACTAGCACCGAATGAAAATGCTATGCAGTTCTTTAAGAAGATGGATTTCAGATCATTTGATTTCAACTTCCAATTAGCTGCAAGAAATGGGGATGAATCTACACAAATTGAATCTCTTATCCAATGGTTTAAAGTCGCAATGCATCCTGGTGCCTTAAAGTCATCAGGATCTTCAGTATTACTAGATTTCCCTGATGTATTTGAACTATGTCCAAAATTTGTTGCGGCAAAAGACGAAAAACAAGAGGAATTTGGTCCAGTAAGGCATCCTATGCTACCTAAGACTAAGTTATGTGCATTGACTAATTTGAAAGTCAATGCTACTCCAATGGCACAGCTAACCACAGTTTTTGATGGTTCATTCCCATTAATCACCATGAGCCTTACCTTTACTGAACTCACTGCTCTTACTAAAGCAGACTTTGGTTTAGATAAAATTGATATACCTAAGATTAACCAACGTGGGTTGACTAAGGATGGATATAATCAAAGAAAAGAAAACGGTTTCTACAACTACTAATGCTTAACTCACTTCCTAACTTATACTACAATATCAGGAATTCTCCAACTGACCCAAAGGTACTAGTTGGTAAGAATTTATGGAGACGTGCTGAATTATTGAGAGAATATAAATCTTCGATGACTATATTCAATGAGTATATCATAAAGGAAGGTGAGAAACCAGAAGATATTGCAATTAAGTTTTACAAAAATCCATTTTATAACTGGACAATTCTAGTCATTAATGATATAACTAATTTTTATGAGCAATGGCCAAGATCAACAAGACAATTAAATGAATACGTGTATGCCAAATACGATAACCCCATGGCAACTAAGCATTATGTAACTACAGAAGTTAAAGATGCGAATGATAACGTCATTGTACCTGCAGGTAAAATAGTTCCATCGTCATTCCAAGTAGCATATTGGAATGGAAGTGTTACTGTAACTGCTAATCCAGTTGTCAGTGTAACTTATTATAATCATGAAGCAGACTTAAATGCTAAGAAAGAAAAAATACAAATTGTTAAACCATCATACGTAGAAGATTTCGTCAAGGTATATAAGAAAAATCAAATAAAAGGTGGTATGATATCTGCTGGTAACTCATTCTACTCAATAGACTTGTCATAAAAAAAGGAGACCCACTAGGGGTCTCCCAAAATTCTGGTTCTCTTGGATCGTCCTTAGGATCCCAGTAGAAGAATTTCATCTGGGATAATCGACAATGTTTAAGAGGTTTAATCTTCATTTGCTAGTTTAGCGAAATAAGATAAGGTGTCATCTTGCCCGTCATTGGATGGGGTAGAAGTTCTACTGACCACTGGTTCAGGAGTTGATTCCTCTTGGAATTGCTCCTCCTCCACTTTAGCAGAGTAGTTGCCTTTAAGAGTTCTTTCGAGACGTTCCTTAAGTTCATCATATGATTTAAACTGATCATCAGCAGTGAAAGCAGCGAGACTATGCTCGGTCTTCCATAGTGCTTCTAATTCTTTGTCATTTAAACCGCCAAGGACAGACGACTTATCAAACTCAGACTTGTCGTAGTTCCAAAAGCCTGCAACCTTAGTAATCTTGAGTTTGAAGTCAGCACCCTTCCAAAGATCGAATGGGTTTACTGGTGTCTCATCCTCAAATGCTGGTTGCATTGATTCCATAATCTTGTCAAAGATCTTCTTACCATAACGGTATAGGAAGACTTTACCCTCATTCTGAGGATTTGCACTATCCTTAACAACATAGATGTTGCTGTAATAGTTCAATTTACGCTTTTGGTTGCGTGCTTGTGTTCTCTGTGTGGATCCTTCTCCACCAGAATTCCAGAGTTCCCTGTTCAAGTCTGAAACAGGATCCTTTTTACCTAAAGTTGTTAGACTGTTCTCAATATACCATCCACCTGGTCCTTGGAAGGCATGTGTCCACACTTGTGCCCATGGAAGGTCTTCTCCATTGGGTGCAGGAAGGAAGCGAATAACTGCGTAACCGTTACCTGCTTTGTCCACCTCTGGTTTCCAGAGACGCTCATCAGGACCAGTCTTTTCGGTCTTGTTGAGATTTTCTGCTTTAGAAAGTAAATCCTGAAAAGAGGACTTCTTAAGTGAAGCAAATGACATACGTATTCTCCGTATTTTTGTATTTTGTATATTACTGGTTCCTATCGCCGCTTACCCTAAACCAGCAAGGGGGTAACCGCAGTTGAATGAAAAGTGGGAGATTGGATTCCTGTATTACCAATAAGAGGAGGGCATTACTACAGTTAGTAAAATCACCTCTGCCTGAGACCCGACTGGTAAGTCGATTCTTCCGAAGAAGCAGCACCACCTGTGTCTCATCACCTTAACCAGCTATATGCCAGTAAGTTTATTCAGTCACTCCCTGTGTTGCGTCCAACATACTATTTATAGCACGTTCTGAGGGCAGTTGTCAAGTGAACTGACGTAGACCTGTCAGGATGTCACCATATGCAGCTATAAGTGCTTCATCTGATCCATACTTCCTAAAGATGTCCTTATCCTTGCTCATACCATCCTTCTTGCCCCATAGTCTCATGCTATCAGGACTGATTTCGTCAGCAAGATAAAGATCACCCTGAGCATCATAACCAAATTCCAACTTAAAATCAACAAGATCAAGTCCAAGTTTCTGAAATACTTCTATCAATACTTCATTAATCTTTAATGCAGGTCCAATAAACTCTTCTGCATCATATCCCATCAACTTCACACGATCATATGTAAGTAATGGATCTCCTTTAGAATCATCCTTGAGAAAATACTCTACGAGGGGTGGTGATAGAACCATACCTTCATCTAGAGTAGTATTCTTAACGACAGATCCAGCAGCAATATTTCTAACAATAACCTCAATTGGTATTATAGTAAGTTTCCTGCATAGCATCGTGTCAAGAGAAGGACAATCGATATAATGAGTTTTTAT